TCTGAGATGAACCTGTTGAGCTACTACTTGAGTGCCGGCAAGCGATCTGGCGCCTTCTGGCACGTCGTCACGAAGCTGAGAGACCGCAACGGAGCGCGTGGGACGGAAGCTTATGTGTAATTTCACGCGCTACTTGGCACAAAATTCACGCGCTAGTTGGCACAGAACGGCGGCATATTTAACGCGCCGTATCTGCGTTAAACGGGGTCAGGTGTCGGGGGTTATGCGGACTACGTTGGTACCGTCTGCGAGGAGCGTAGCGCGCTTGGTTTGGGCGACGGCTACACCAGATCCGCTAGAGGTCTTGAAAGTCAGAGTGTAGGCGCCGGTGGTGTTGTTGTAGACCATGCCTTGCCAGTCGTTGGGGACCACCACGTTGCGGTTTGCGGTGAGGGTTCCGGTGACTGTGAGGTAGCCGGCGCGGCGGCTGGCGCCGCTCAGGGTGACGTCGCCGGACGAGGCGTCTACGGAGGCTCTGACTACCGTCCAGGGGGGGTCGAAACAGTAGCGGTAATCCTGGTACGAGGTGACCGTTGAGGCGCCGGTGACTACGGTGTACAGCAGCACAAGTTCGTCCGCCGGAGCGGCGCTGGTCGTGACGGAGATGGTGCCGCTCAGGGTGAGGTAGACGCGGTTGGTGGCGCTGGCGGTCAGGGTCAGCGTGCCGTTGGCGACTGCGACCAGCGAGCCGTCGGACTTGGCGAGAGCGCCGCCGTAGTAGCCCCAGGTGAGGCCGGAACAGGCGCTGGCGCGGCGGCCGCCAAAGAGGGCTGGCGACAGTGCGTCGAACAGCGCGTTGGCGCTGGTAGCCTTGCCGGCCTGGGATTCGGACAGGAGGTCCAGGGGGGTTGTGCTGTCGGCCATTTGTCGGGGTCCCGGTTATCTGGTGATGGATTGCTGCAGGGGGTAGCCGCGGCCGACGGTCGCGGAGAGTTGGTAGATGCGCAGGTACAGGGTTGCCTGGTTGGAGCCGAAGTCGGTGGTTTGGTCGGCGGTGCTGTAGCTTGCTGCGGCGGCTGATACGGTCAGGGTGCGCTTGACGGTGGTGTAGCCGCTGCTCGAAAAGATCTCGATCTGGTACTGCTCGGTGGCTTCATTGAGCGGGCTGTCGACGTAGTCGCGCCATTCGACGAGGCCGCGGGCGCGGCGGACCCAGCTCAGGGACCAGTTGCCGCTGGCGTCGCGGTCGCCGTTGAGGAGGATCGGCGACAAAGGCTTGAGGTTGACGGCCTGGTAGGTGAATGCGCGGTTGCTGTCGGTGCTGAGGTCGCGGCCGTAGGTGATGCCGCGGTACAGGCGGCTGAGGCCGATGGTGCTGGCGGACATCGCGATCATGGCGAGGTCGTCGGTATCGAGCAGGACGATGGCGTCGCCGACCTGGTGGGTGCCCATGGCCCATTCGCTGCCGAAGCGGCCGCGCAGGAGGTCGCGCAGAAGGTAGGTCTTGCCGCTCTGCAGGGTGCATTTCTGGGCGGCGATGATCTCCCAGCGGCCGTCGGCGCCGTAGGCGAAGTGGTTGGCGCCGGCGAGCATGGCGGCCTCGGTGACGTCGTAGAGATCGCCACTGGCGAGGGTGACGGTGAGGACGCTGGCCTTGTCGATCATGCGGTAATCGACGCTGCCGATGGTGGTGCCGGCGGTGCCGATGGTGGCGCCTGGCGGGTCGAAATCCTGGATGTCTGACCAGGTGGTACCGGCATCGGCGGACTGCATGAGGGCGCCGCCCTGCCAGCCGTCGAGGGCGCCGCACATGGCGGCCAGGAAGCCGGGATTGGCCTGGACGTCGTGGACTTGCGGGATGTCGAGCAGGTGGTACACGGTGCCGCCGACGGGGATGATGGTGTGCGCAGGCAGCGAGGCGGGAGGGGCTCCGGTGGCGCTCGGGGTGTAAATCGCGGGCAGGTTGTAACGCGCCTTGCACTCCAGGCGACCGTCGCTGGTGTAGTCGATGGCGATGAGGCGGACGCTGGCGGTGCCTTCGTCGGTCGGCAGCGAGACGACATCGGCAGGTTCGAGGGCGTTCCAGGCAGCGGCCGGGAGGCTGAACCGCAGCTCGTAGCGCTCCAGCCAGGCGAGGTAGAGCAGGACTTCGGCGATCCCGGCGGCTTCGGTGGAGTCGAGGACGACGGGAATTTCCAGGGCGACGATGTTGGTGGCGGGGGTGTTGCCGCGCTCGGCGTACTGTTCGCCGCGCTCGTGGTCGCGCTGGCTGTCGAGGTACTGGATGGCGATGCGGCGGGGGAGCTGCGAGTCCATCTCGCGGCTGATGGTGATGCGGACCGGGGATTCGTCGCCGTCGCCGTGCGCGCCGAGATCGGCGGCTGCGATGGTGGCGACGCTGGCGCCGCCGCGCGGGATGAAGGCGATCTGGTAGCCGCGCTGGACGACGTCGAAGGGATAGGCGATCTGCAGCGGTTCGAGCGCGGAGCGCAGGGTGCCCCGGTTGCCGATGCGGTAGCCGTGCACGGGGCTGGTAAGGGCGGCGACATCAATGTCGCCGGCGGTGAGGAGGCCGGAGCGCAGGCACTCGGCGCTGACGATGTCGGCCAGCGATCCGTCAGCCGATTCGAGGAATGTCGGCTGGATGGTGTAGGCGTGGGCATACAATGTGTTGCAGACGGAGATGATCGCGCCGTTCCAGGCCGCCGCCTTGTACGGGCCGGAGGACACCAGGCTGCTAGTGTACGTCGTCCAGCTCACGCCATCCGCGGACACGGCAAAGTCGCTGTTGCCGAAGCAGATCCAGTTCCAGTCGTCAGCGGTGAATCCTTGCGAGAACGGCTGCGCCGCAACGTCGTACCAAGTGATGCCGTCGTCCGAACGCTTGGCTGGCGCGCCACCAGAGCCGAAGAGCAGGATGGAACCCGCCTTGACGACGCCGCAGCCGTGTTGGTTGAAGGCGAGCCCAGCCGGCGCGCCGCGGCCGGTCCACGTGATGCCGTCGGGGCTCGTCATGGTGACGTTGGCAAACATCTGCCAGACGACGAAGAGCGAGCCGTTGAACAGGATGTGAGAATACTGATTGTTGTACGGCAGGTTGTGCTTTGTCCAGGCGATGCCGTCGGCTGATCGATAGACATGGCCGCCATCGGTGACGATTACGAAAACGCCGTTGCCAAATGCACTTTCAAGCGTCGACCAGCCACTTGGGACGGTCGCCGTCGTCCAGCTAATGCCGTCCGTCGAACGCCACAGCGTGCTGCCGTTGTTGGCCGACGTGGCGACATGAATGCCGTTGCCCCACGATAGACCGTACCAAGAAGGCGAACCGGAGAACTGAGCGACGCGCTCGGTCCAGGTGATGCCATCCGGTGAGGTCCACGCGGACGTGTCGAAGAAAGCGAGCCTGACCCACAAGCCATTGCCCCAGGCAGTGACTTGCCAATTACGCTGCACTGGCATGTCGTGCCGCGTGGGCAGGTAGTCGTAGACGGCGCCGAGCTGCATGACTTCGGCGCGGACCTGCGCGCCGAGCAGGCTGTTGCCGTATTTTTCCAGTGGCAGATCGTCGAATACGAGGTATGCCAGCCCGCGGTAGGCGGGCGTGTTGTCGACGCCGAGGGTGGCCTGCAGGCGGGGGTCTGCGTCCTGAGTTTCGCTGCCGGTGTAGACGCGGAAGCCGGTGGCGGCGGCGTTGCTGGCGGCGATCGTCGCGGGGTCGGTGGAGCCGGCGTTGTAGATGAGGTTGGAGCCGATCCAGATGCGCAGGACGCCGGCGATCGGTCCTTCGCAGAGGCCGACGGCGAAAGTGGCGTAGTAGGCGTAGGTCTTGGTGGTGGTCTTCGGGCCGCCCTTGCCGCCGGATTTTTTCTTGGTGCGGACTTCCTTGAGGGCGTTGTTTTCGACCCAGAAGACGTTTCCGGACAGCATGCAGGTGCCGTACACGCGGGGGATCGCGGCGCCGTAGGTGCTGGTCTGGACGCTGAGGTCGGCAATGCGCGGGCCTTCGACGGTCGGGCCTTTGGGCGGGTCGAGGAAGCCGCCGAGCGACATGCCGATCTGGGCGCCGAGCCAGACGTTGCCGCCGGCGAAGAAGCCGACGACGGCGCCGGCGAGGCCACCGAGGACCTGGCCGAAGCTGCTCATGGGGCGACGACCCCGCGGAAGCGGTAGACGCGGACGATACGGGCTGCCCAGACGGCGCTGAGGCGGTGCTCGCAGCAGGTGCCGACGGCTTCGTAGCTGTGGATCATGGTGCCCTCGTCGGTGAGGATCGCCAGGTGCTGGGGTTCGCCGGTGAAACGCAGGAGGAGGATGTCGCCGGGCTGGCGGTCCTCGCGGTCGACGCGCTCGAGATCGGGCTGGGCGTCGAGCACGGCTTCGAGCTGGCCGGCGGCCGGGGTGCGGCCGTAGCCGCTGACATCGAGGGGCGCGCAGCCGAGCGCGCGGGCGACTTCGACGGCGACGCCGGCGCAGTCGAGGCCGATGCCGGGCAGCCGGCCCTGGTGGCGGAACGGGGTGCCGAGGCAGGCGCGGGCGGCGGCGATGATGTCTGCCGGGGTCATTTCTGGCCGCCGATCTGGCCGTACTGGGTGGCGGTCGGGACGTGCGGGAAGCCGCCGAAGTTGGCGACGTTGTTGTAGGTGGTGGTGCCGTTCCAGCGGCTCTTGCAGTCGCTCAGGCGCTTGCGGCAGCCGCGGACCATGGAGTAGGCGTCGCCGATGGCGGGGGCGTAGTAGAAGCCCTCGTGCAGGGTGATGGTGCCGTCGGCGGCGTGGCTCTTGATCTCCTGCGCCTTGAGGCCGGCGTTGGCGCCGCTGGTGAAGCGGATGAGGCCGGCGCCGAAGGTGTCGGCGGCTTCGCCGCGGGCTGAATCGCGAAAAACCCGCGTGCTGGTGACGTGCGTGAGGGTGCCGGTGACGGTGTTGGCGGCGAGCGGGGCCTTGCAGCCGGCGAATCCGGTGCTGCAGAAGGTCTTGTCGCACTGGGCGCCGTAGGTGCGGCCGACGGTCTGTCCGAGGACGTCGATGAGGCTGACGCCGGTAATGCGGAAGCGGTCGTCGAGCAGGGTGGTCTGGCCGAAGATGCCGGCGGTGAGGGGCTCCTGGTCTTCGACCGGGGCGGCCCAGGAGGTGGCGAAGAAGTAGACGCGGGCGCCATCGAAGAGGCCGCTGCCGACGGCTGCGCGGCTGATTCCGGCGACGTTGGCGATGCCTTCAAGGTCGATCGACGAGGGAGAGAAATCGTCGGTCGCGGAGTAGCCGCTGAAGCTGTGGCCGTCGAGCGGCAGGTAGACCTGGCCGCCGGCCATGGTGAGGCTGCGCGGGTGGTCGGTGAGGCGGATGGTGGCGCCGCTGACGGGGACGATGCGGCAGCAGAGGACGCGGGTGGCGGCGGCGGCGACGGCGGGCTTCATGGGGCGAGCAGCTCGACGATGGCGATGGTGCCGGTGGTGCGGACATTGCCGCTGCTGTTGATCGCCAGGTCCGAGTCGAAGCGGACCGGCAGGTCGAAGAGGCAGCCGCCCGTGACGGTCTCGGTTGACTGGGGCTGGGTGTTGGCGGCGCCGCCCGAGGTGTAGGTGCCGTAGCCGCTGGAGTTGATGGCGACGGTGATGGTGTTGGTGGTGGAGGACTGGATCGCGGCGCGCTGGCCGTTGATCTGGGTCATGCCCGAGACGCCGCTGATATGCACGGTCTGACCGGGGGTGAAGGGGTGGGCGCTGCCGAAGTCGATGACGGCGGAGGCGGCTTTGCTGATGCCGGTGATCGCCTTGGAGAGGTTGGCGCTGAAGGCGATCTGGCCGGTGGTGGTGTCGAGGGTCCAGCCGGTCGCCCAGGGAGTGCCGCCGACAGCGACGAGGGCGCTGCCGGCGACCGGCTTGTAAAGCGTGCGCAGCGGCATTTCTGCGGGCGGGCCGCCGCCGTAGCGCTTGACGAGCTGGTAGACGCCAGCGGAAAGGCGGGTCAGGGTCTGGTCGCTGGCGGCGGGCGCTGAGCGGCCGTCTACGGCGGTGGATCGGTCGTCCGGGTGATTCAGGCGGAAGCCGCGCAGGCGGCCGAACATGCGGTGGTAGAAGTGGATGACCTGCTCGGCCATGGCCGGCTGCATGAGGGCGAAGGAGAGTTCCCAGCGGCGCATCGGCAGCGGGTGCCGGGCTCGCCGCCATTCGCTGCCAGCGGCACTGCGGACGATCTCGATGTCGTAGTCCTCGCTCCAGGTGGCGCCGGCGCGGACGGCGAGGCTCAGGCGCTCCTCGACGAACTCAGCCATAGCGGCGCGCTCCAGAGAGGATGGACAGTACCTCGCGCGCGCCGCGGCCGGCGTTGGCGCGGATCAGCGATGGGGGGCCATTGCCGCCGGCGACGTTGACGGTCAGGTTGAAGCCGCCGCTGCCGCGGACGCCGAGGCGGCCGGAGCGGTCGCGGGCCAGGGGCATGATGGCTTCTGGGCCGGCTTCGCCCATCAGGCCGCGGGCGGATGCGCCGCCGTTGGCGAAGCGGAAAAGCGTCGGGGTGGAGACGATGCCGCCGGCGGCGAAAGCGTGGATGGGGCCGGCGGGGCCGAAGGCGTTGCCCAGCGCAGACCGCAGCGCGACACCGTTCGTCATGAAGCTGTTGGTCGTTCCGGTGGTGCCGAATGACGGCCCCGAGCCGAGGCCAAGCATGGAAAGCGCCGACTGGACGATGCCGCCAAAGCCGCTGCCGCCGCCTGCCTGGTTGGTCAGCAAGGCGCGCAGCTCGATGCGCGCCATGTCGGCGATGAGTGAGCGGGCGAAGTCGGCAAACGAGAGCTTGCCGGTGGTGAGGAAGGTCATGAGGGCGTCTTCCATGTTGGCGAAGGCGCGGGTGAACGCTTCTTCAGTCTGGTCTGCGACCGACCTGCTGGAGTCGGCGTAGCGCTTGATGGCGCGGTCGAAACCGGTGGACATCAGGCCGTTGAGGCGGTCCTGCTCGGCGGCATGCTCGCGCACCCAGGCGGTCTGCTCTTCTTCGGCGCGGGCGACTTCGACCATCGCCTGGCGGTACGCTTCGAGAGCTGGGATGTCGTCGGTGCGCAGCGAGGCGGCTTTCTGGCTGAGGGCTTCGCGGGCGCGGTCGGCTTCTTCGGATACCTGGCGCAGGGAGCGGGCGAGTTCACGCTCGGCCTGCGGCATGTCGCGTTCGCTGGCGGCGGCGATCTGTCGGCCGAAGGCATTGCGCAGGTTGTCGACGGAGCCGGCCATGGCTTCCTGGGCGCGGCTGCTTTGCTCGTCGCGGACGGCGTTGGCGCGCAGGACGGAGTCCTTGTCGAGGAGCATGCCGAGGAGCTTCTCGTACTCGGCGGCTTCGACCTTGCCGCGGCGCAGTGCCTGGGTGAGGCTGTCCATGGCCTTGATAGTCGAGGAGGAAAGGCCGGCTTCGCTCGCCAGGAGATCGGTGCGCAGGCGGTCGAGTTCGGCGTCGAGCGGGTCGGAGCGGGCGGCGCGCGTGCCGCCGGTGCGGACCTTTTCGGTGTACTTCTCGCGGATTTCGCCGATGCGTTTGAGTACTTCGGCTTCTGATTTGCCGGCCTGGACGCCGAGTTCGCGCGCCTTGGCGATCTCGGCTTCCATCTTCTGCTGCTTGCTGCGGAACTGCTCGCCTTCCTTGAGCCAGCCGAGTTCGGCGCGGCGCTTGATGTTGGCGGCTTCCTGCGCGGCGACGCTCTGCTTTTCGGCATCCAGCTTGGCTTGCCAGACGGCGATGTCGCCGCGGGCCGAGGCGTCGCCGCCGGCGAGGCGGGATTGCGCGGCGCGGAGTTTCTGCTCGGTTGTCTCGGTGTCGCGGCCGATGCCGAGCATGGCGTCCCAGGCGCTCTTGGCGAGATCCTTGACGCCGCGCCAGGCGGTCTGCAGGGTGCCGAGCTGGTTTTCGAGCTGCGGAATGCGTTGCAGGAGCGCGTCGGCGTAGGCGGTCTGGGCGAGGCGCGCGGCGTCTGCCGTGCGACCCTGCTCGACGAGCGCCTGGACTTGTTCGAGGACGGTGGCGGTGAGGAAGTGGCTCTGCTCGTCGAGCTTCTTCAGGGCTTCGACGGGATCCTTGCCGAGGGCGGCGAATTGCTCGGCGGTGTCGGCAGCGGCCTGGCCACCGGTGCGCTCTAGGGCAATGGCGGCGGCGGCGACTTTCTCGAGCATTTCGGCGGTGACGCGGCCGGTGGCGGTGAGATCGGCGAGGACGGCGGCGGAACTGCCGCGCGTGGCGCCGGTCGTGTCGGCGACGCGGTCGGCGATCTCGCGCAGTTCGCCGGCGGTGGTGGCGGCGGCGTTGCCGGTGTTGATGAGGGCGCGCTCGAAATCACGCGATTCTGCCTGGCCTTTCTCGAAGGCGACGGCGATCGCGGCGGCGGCCGCGGCGGCGAGGGTGAGCGGACTGATCAGGCCGGCGACATAGCCGCCGAGCGCCTGGGCGGCGTTGCCGACGCCGCCGAACATGTCCTTGAGCTGGCCGCCCTGCTGCAGGAGGACGGTGAGCGGCGACTGGCCGCTGGCGAGGCCGGTGACGATGTCGGTGAACTGCGCGGGCACCTGGCGCAGCGCGGCGGCGGTGGCGCGCGCCGTCTGGCCGTATTGGTCGAGGTCGCGCTTACCGGCGGTGACCTGGTCGACGGCTTTCTTGCCGGCGGCGGCGACCTGGTCGAAGCCGGCGGCAGTCTGGCCGGCGCCTTCGAGCTCGACGCGGAATTTGACCGTGGTCATGTGGCTTGCTCCCAGGCGATGCCGGTCCAGCGAAACAGGAGGCGGCCGGCTTCGGTGCAGATGCCATCCTTGATCAAGCGATCGCGGATGGCGCGGAATTGGCGGTCGGACTCGGCTTTCTTCATGATGGCGTCGAGGGCGACGGGGCTCCTGGGCTTGTTGGCCCAGCCGAGCGGGTCAGCAGGGCCAGTCACCGGCTTGCTCATGGGGCAGCGCTGTGTCCGCGGGCGGTGCTGCGTCCGCGCCGTTGGCTTCGAGGACCGCGGATTCCATCACCTGCAGGTCGCGGAAGAGGCGGCGCTGCTTGCGGCGCCGGATGCGCAGCGCGCGGCAGACGATCGGCAGGGACTCGTAGCGCATGCCGACGAGCCGCCCGGACGGGGCGACCGTCCATTGCGTCTGCAGGGCGGCGAACAGCTCGACGGCGGGCCAGTTCTCGGGCCATACGGGCATCTCCTGCATGTCGGCGAGGTCGCCCGGCTGCAGACCGAGGCGGCGCTCGGTTTCGGCCACCGGCGCCTGCACGAAGGCAAGCGCCGCCTCCTTCAGTTTCCCAGGCGGGACTCGGTCAGCGCGCGCACATAGGCGCGGACCAGCTCGGCGCCGGCGTTGTGGTAGGCGTCGAGGAGTTGCCGCAGGGCCGCTTTCGAGAAAGGGACCGGGTTGCCCTCGGCGTCGCAGACGTCCTGCCAGTCGGCGATGACGGCCGCGAGTCCGTCGACGTCGGAGAGCCTGGGCGGCAGGGGCTCTGGCGGATCGCCGTCCGCCGTGGCCTGCGGCTTCTGCGGGGAGAGATCGGCGAGCCACTGCTGCAGCCCGTGGCGATCGCGATGCCGCCATTCGATGATGACCTGGACGGGCTGGTTCTGGCCGGGAACGGTCAGCGCGGCCGCGGCGCGGAAGGTGGGATCGGGAACGATCTTGAACATGCCGGGCTCCTCAGCTCGCGTAGCGCGTCTGCTCGGCGATGAGCGCGAGCGTGATGTTGGTCTTCAAGGCCATGCCGAACTCGATCTGCGGGAAGCGCTGCAGGGCGACGTAGGCGTTGAAAAGCTGCAGGACGCCGTTGGGGTAGCGCAGGCGGAAGGCGAGCGGCGTCGTGGCGTCGGCAGCGGCCTGGAGTACCGCAGCCCAGGCCAGCGTCGGATCGTCGAAGACGGTCAGCGTCAGTCGGGTCGGGCCGGGGATCGTCGGCGCTTCCTTGCCCTGGACGTCGTCGATGCAGGTCATGTTCTCGAAGTCCATCTCGCCGCCGCTGGTGTTGACCAGCTTGACCTGGCTCATGTTGATCAGGCCGGTGGCCGGGGTGATCTTGCGGACGGTGCCGGTACCCAGGCCGGCGGGGTAGAGCGTGGTGTTGGTGGTGTTGATCCCATCGAGGGTGACGTCGTTGGTCGCTACGGTCTTGGCGCGGACGATGCGGCCGTTGAGGCGGCCCCAGCCGCTGGTCATCTCGAGGTAGTCGCCGGCGACGACGCCGTGGCTCGCCTCGAGCGTGGCGACGGCTTCGGCCGCGTTGGTGATCGCGGTCATGTTCTTGGACGTGCCGTAGGTCTGCGCGACGGCGAGCTGGACGGCGATGGCGCGGGTGAATCCCATGTGTGGTGCTCCTCGGTGGCGTTAAGTTCGGTGGCGGTTAACTGCCGTAGTAGCCTTCGGTCCGGGCCTGGACGACGGCGGCGTACAGGCCCTTGCGGGTGAGTGCATCGCTGGCGACCGGGTCCCAGCGAATGACCAGGTAGCTCAGATCCTCGATGTAGGCGGTGTGGATCAGCGTGACGACTTCGTGCACCAGTTCGAGCAGGCCGATCTGCATGCCGTCGCCCTGGCGCGCGGCTTGCGGGCTGCGGCTGTTGCGGGCGACGCAGGCGATGCCGACGGTGAGCGCCGCCATGCCGTCCTGCAGTTCTCCGCCGCCGAGTGCGACGTAGACGGCGGGGGCGTCGGCGCCGAACTTGGCGACGAGGGAGTCGCCGTCGAGATCGGGCAGGGCTTCGACCTGGCGCAGGCGGGCGGCGAGCGGGGACGCCTTGATGTGGGCGACGAGCGACTGTTCGATTTCGGCGAGCATCAGGCGGCGGCCGCTGCGATGCGGCTCTCGATGAGGTGGACGATGTCGGCGACGTCGTCGGTGGAGAGGCCGAGGAAGGGGCGCGCGGGGATCTTGACGCTCTGGACGGTGGCGAAGCCGCCGCCGGCGAGGGCGAAGCGCAGGGCCTTGGCGTTGCGGGCGCGGATGACGCCGCCGAACTGGTGGATGGCAGCATAGATGCGGTTGGCGCCCCATTCGGCCCAGTCGCGGCCGGAGCGGCTGGAGATGGAGGCGGCGAGGTGGCCGTCCTGGGTGAGGGTGCGGCCGCCGGTGATCTGCGCGCGCAGGCTGGGCTTCCAGGGTTTGCCGTCCGGGCCGGTCTGGGTGCGGAAGCGCAGCCGGGTGCTGGATTCGCCGAGGGCGGCGATGTCGGCCATGATCGGTGCGGGATCGGCCATGGCGCCGGCGAGCCGGCGCAGCGCGGCGAGCAGGCTGGCGTCGGTGACTTCGATGCGGAATTCGCCGCTCATAGTCCGCGGGCCTCGCGGGACCAGAGGCGATCCGGGCTGACGACGGTGATGGTGTTGTCGGTGGTCTTGGGCGAGGCGACGAGGAGTTCGCCGAAAGCGATCTTGCCGGTGGCGATGTCGCGGCACAGCGCCATGGCGGCGTCGTGCGCCTTGATGATGGGGTCGCTGGCGTGGTCGCCATGCAGGTAGTAGCGGACGACGTCGGCGACCAGGCGCTTGATGACCGGCGGGACGGTGGCGAGCGGGGTGGTGTAGCGGGCGCCGAGGTAGGCGTCGACGGCGGACTGGGCGTCGTCGATGGTGGTAGCGATGAGGGCGACGGCAGCGTCGACGGCAGCGACGTCGCTGCTGGCCCAGTTGGTGAGCGGGTCGCCGGCGATCTTCAGGGCGAGCAGCTCGGACGTGACTTCACGCGGCAGCGAGCGGTCGGAGACCTGGGCGACCTCCTCGGCGCCGAAGCGGGCGACGAGGTCGGCGGCGGTGAGGTAGGGCATGGATCAGCCGGCCGCTTTCGGGCGGCGGGATTGCCTGGGGGCGGCGGGGGCGGAGTCGTCCGCGGGCGGGTCTTCGGCGGGCGGGTCTTCGACCGCGCCGACCGATTCGAGCTGCGGCAGATCGGCGTCGCGGATGTCGATCTGGTCGCCGATCTCGTATTGCTGGTTGTCGTAGTTGACTCGGGCCAGCAGGCGCTTGGTGGGCATGGGGCGGTTCCTCCTGTTCGGTGTTGGGCTTGTGCGGTGGGCTCAGGACAGCCCTCTCGGCAGAGAGGGCTGTGGCTCAGACCACCAGTGCAGTCGCGCTCAGGCGACGGCGTTCTGGAACCAGTAGCCGAGATCGGTGGCGCAGACGACTTCCTTGACGCGCTCGCCGACGCGGACGCGCTCGCAGCCGTCGAGGCCCAGCGTGGGTTCGCTGAGGTTGCCCGCAAAGCGGTTGCCGAAGGCTGCCGTGAAACCGAAGGTGACGCCGTTCTGCGGCCCGGCTGCGCGGTCGCGGTAGATGAAGGCTGCATGCTTGCCCCAGACGCGTGCCAGGGTCGCGGTCTGTCCCGGCTTGGCGGTGTTGGCGAAACCGGCGCCGACGAATACCTGCTGCAGCTCGAACAGCTCGGCGAACTCCATGCGCGAGACCATGCCGGCGCCCTGCGCCGTCCCCTTGGCGGCCTGGACGATTTTCGGATGGCGGCGCAGCTTGGTCCAGGTGGCTTGCCCGAAGACCGCGATATTCGGCCGCATGACCGGGACGTCGAGCGCGTCGCCGATAGCGGCGACCGGGTCGGAGTTGGTGGTGTCGGACCACTGGCCGGTGCCGGAGAGCGTGGCCTGGTTGCCGGCGACGTAGCTGTTCGTGTTGAAGACGAGGGCTGCAGCGCGCTGCTCGCGGGCCAGATTGAGCAGGTTGGTGAGATAGCCGGCGGCGGTCTTCAGCGGGTCGACATCGAGATTGTCATCCGCGATGTCCGAGTTCGGGACAAGGTCGTCGAACCCGTAGTCGAGCACCTTGTCATTCACCTCCGTAGCCGTAAAGTTCAGCTCGTTCGGCAGGCTCTTGCGGCCGACCTTCGCGTCGGGGACCGTGAAACCCTGCGCCAGGTCGTACTTCAGGTACTTGAAGTCGGCGTGCGTCGGCGTGCGGGGCAATACGTCGTCGGCGATCAGGGCGAAGTCCGGATTGCGGTAGGCGATCGCGACCGCGGTGAGAGCGGGGTTGACCGGGAATGGGCGGGTTGCGCCGACACCGATCAGCAGCAGGTCGGACGTGTCCGGGGCGACCCAGCCGACGGAGTAGCAGATGGCGAGGACGCAGGCGATGGCGAGCGCCGGCAGGGCACGCGAATGGAAGAAGCTGAGGATGGGTTGTTTCATGTGTTGCTGGCTCCTGGCTGGATGTGCGGTAAAGGCTTGGAAACGATTGGCAAAGCGCGCTTACATCACGCTCGGGGCGATGAGCACCGGGGCGATGTCGCCGGAGACGGCGCTGACGAGGGCGATGCCGACGGTGCGGTTGGTGCTCGCTGCGGCGACTGCCTTGCCGTTGGCGTCGGCGGTGACCATGGCGCCGCGGGCGACGGTGCCGCCAAAATCCACCTCTGCAATGCCCTGGTGGATGACGTCGCAGCGCTCGCCGGAGGCGGGGCCGACTTCGCCGCAGACGCCGACGGAGAGGTCGGCGGCGGCAGCGGCCTGGATGACCGTGCCGTCGGTGGTGTCGAACTTGACGATGCGGCGGGCGCCAATGGCGGCGCCGGCAAGGTAGTTCTTGGTGAGGATTTCGTTGGCCATCAGGTATTGCCTCCGTTGTTGGTCATGACGTGGTTGACGGCGCGGACGGTGTTGACGGTGATGCCGGCCTGCTCCTGCTGCGCCTGGTAGATCAGGGCCGCTTCGGCGACGGCCTCGGCGTCGGTGGTGTCGAGCGCCTTGCCGCTGCCGCCGGCGGGCGACTTGCCGCCGGTCTGGGTGCCGGTCGGGACGATGTTCGGGGCGTTGGCGAGGTAGGCGGTGAGGCCGGCGAGATCCTTGCTGCCGTAGCTGCGCGCCCAGGATTCGAGCGCCGGGGTGATCTTGCCGGCGGTGCGGGCGGATTCGATGACCTGGTCCAGCTCGGCAGCGGCGGTCTTGGCGGTGAGCGCGGCGAGCTGGGCCTGCAGGGCGGCGTGCTCGGACTGCAGCGCGGTGAGGGTGGCGACCGGTGCGAACCGGGCGGGGTCGGGGGTGTCGGCGCGGGCGGTGAGCGCGGCGACGTTGGTCTGCAGGCTGGCGAGGGTGTCCTGCAGGGTCTTGGCGGCGGCGAGCGCGGCGTTGAGGGCGGCGGTTTCGTCGGCGGGTTTTTCGCTGATGCCCAGGGCGAGCAGCAGGGCGGCAAGGGTCGGGTTCAAGTGCGCGGGCTCCTGTGGGTGGGGAAGAAGGTGCGCCGCAAGCGCGGCGAGGTCGGTGAGGCCGTCGAGGCCAGGATCGTTGGTGAGGCTGGCGCCGAGGAGCTGGAGGATACGTCCGGTACCGGGCTCGTAGCTGAAGAGCGGGGAGATGTAGCGGTATTCGTGGGCGCCGATGAAGGCGGCGGCGCGCCCTGTCCACTGGATGCCGGTGGCGAAGATGCCGCTGTCTGGGCGCCATTCGAGGGCGTCGAACCAGCCTGCGGCCGGGGCTTCTGTGCCCTTGGTCTTGGCGTGCAGGGTGGCGTGCTCGTAGTCGATGTAGCGGGCGGTCTGGCGGGCGGCCATGTCGGCCACCAGGCGGCGGGCGGTCTCGTCGTCAAGCTGCCAGGCGGGGGCGTCCGCCGGCCGGCCGTCCGGAGCACGGAACGGGCCGGCCGGAATCAGCCGGAGGGAGGTGGGGGCCGCGCCCGCTGCGCCAGCCGGGAGCGCACTGCGCAGGACGGCGACGGCGGGCGGTGGCGTGCAGAGGGGACGAGGCATGCCGGCCAGTTTGGCGGCATGTCGGGCGGGGGTCAGCTAAAGGGTTTTAAGCTCTGGCCGATGGCCGTATTTGGCGCATTATATACACACAAAACCATTGACACGACTTTTGTGTGTATATAATTATCACATGGTTGGCGACGGCGCCGACCAGCTACCGAGGAGATGGGAATGAAAACGATCAGCAACGAGATCAGCGTCGGGATCTACGATCACTGCCAGCAAATCGCCCGCATCTACCATGACCGCACGGTCGCCACGCTGCCCTATGTCAAGTGGGTTGGCAACACCGGCGGATACGCAGAGCGCAAGATCCGCATTACAGGTGCCGCGCATGAGGAGATCCTGCTGGCTGCCGAGGATGGCGCCACAGACACCGCCTGGGAAGTCATCAATGCGGTGGCTGATGGCGGGTACCGACCCCGCCCTACCGGGCGCCCGGCGGAGATGTCCGGCGGCCGGCGCGTCCAGGTGTACCTCGACGACGAGACATTGGCGATTGCGGAACGGCTGGGTGGCGGCAATGTCAGCGCCGGCATCCGGGCTGCTCTGGCGACATGCAGGGCGACGTGCGGAGGTGCGCAATGAGCAGCGCGCCAGCAGCCATGGATCAGAACGGGCGCACGCTGCGCCGCGACGTGCGCCGCGAGACCCTGCCGGGAGGGCATGAGGCGTGGGGCGTCAATGTCTGGTCCGGCGGGGGGGCCGGCGGGCTGGCGACGACGGTGCGGCGGTATTACTACGCTTCGCGGGAGCAGGCCCGCGCGGGCGACATCTCGGACGATGTCGGAAAGCGCGGGCGGGTCTCGTGCCACTGATCGCCTGCCGGGAGTGCAACGCGGCGGCGGCATGCCGCCGTGGCGGTTGACTCAGCGGCCGGTGTTGCGCCCGAGCATGGTGCGGACTTCCTGATTCGCCGGCAGGACGTAGTCGTGAGCGGAGAGGACGGCGTTGCTGACCGGCTGGACGATCTTGAGGTTGACGTACACGAACGAGGCGCCGACGGCGTAGCTGCCGAGGACGATCGCCTGCGCCTTGTTGCTGCGGGCGATGTCGCTGATTTCGCGGGTGAGGATGAGTTCGCCTTCGCCGCGGCGCATGTAGATGGAGCCGCGCAGCTTGAGTTCGACCATCTGCCAGCCGCGCTGCGAGAAGCGGGCGGAGAGCTGCTCGGAGATCATGCGGCCGAGGGTCGAGGACTGTTCGAGGGCGTCGATGTTGACGACGGTGGCGACAATCAGCGGGCCGCCGCCGGCGGTGCCGCTGAATTGTGCCAGCAGGGCGTCGGCGGCACGGTAGTTGGTGGCGACGAGTTCGCTGTTGGCGGCCTGGGCGTAGGTGATCTCGGGCACCGGCTGGCGGGCGGCATCGGTGGCGCAGCCGGCGGCGAGGCTGGCGAGGAGTGCGCCAAGGAGGACGGGCGATCTCATTGCTCACCTCGCACCGGGACGTTGAAGACCGGCCGCGGCGCGCCTTCGCCGCCGACGGCGACGTTGAACAGCGGCGGGGCTTCGGTGTACAGGCCGGCGTCGCTGTCGGCGGCGTAGTAGACGGCGGCGACGCGGCCGAGGTAGCGCGTGGCGTCGGCGGCTGAGACGGTGACGAGGACTTCGGTCTGCGGCGTCGGGCCGCTGGCGGTTTCGGAGCTGGCCCAGCGCCAGGCGTCGTAGCCGCCGACGATGGCGGCGCCGGCGAGGCCGGCGGCGGCCGGGCTGGCGTTGGCGGCGAGGCCGTAGACGGCCCAGGCGCCGGCGTAGACGGCGGTGGCGGGCAGGAACCGGTTCTGGCGATCGGGCGAGAAGCGCACGGTCTGGACGTCGATGTCGATGGCGACGGCGCCGGCCGATGGGGTGTGGACGACGGCGACCTTGTGGCCGACGAGCGCGGTGATGAAGGCGGCGCGGAAGTTCTGCGCGAAGACGGTCTGCTGCGCTGCCGGGCGGACGTAGACGCGCGGGCAGATGGCGCCCGGATCGGCGCAGGCGCCGCCCGGAGTCAGTGAACGCAGCAGCGCTTCGGCGCTCTTTTCGGCGACGATCGCCCAGTGTGCCGCGGCCTGCAG